ATAGATAAATACGAAAAAGCCGGAGGGGAAAAAGGAACCCTGCATATTGATGCAGTTGCACAGGGGAAAAAGTTCGGGGAGAAGTCTTTCGAGGAAGTGTATGAGGACTTGTTGAACAACCGGTTTAAAAGGTTTTTCAACAGCAGAAGCGCAGTGCTGCCACTTTTCGATGGGTTTACCTATAGCAAGCAATCAGCGGAACAAAGTAAAAAATCCACTTCCGAAGTGAAGGACATTACGGATATCACAGGGGAAATCGTGGAGACGGTAGCACGAGCGTTTAACATGTCGGCGTCCTTGTTAAAGGGCGATATATCAGAAGTGAAAGACATTACTAAAAACTTCCTGACGTTCTGCATTGACCCAATCTGTGGAATGATCGGGACTGAGACTAACCGGAAACGGTATGGTAAAAAAGAAGTTTTAAAAAGGAACTACATCAAAATAGACACCACAACCGTAATGCATATAGATATTTTTGATATTGCGGAAAAGATTGATAAGTTAATAGCTAGCGGTATGTACTGCATTGATGAGCTGCGAAAAAAACTCGGAGATGCAGAATTAAATACAGAAGAGTCAAAGAAACACTTTATCACTAAGAATTATGTGGAAGTTACAAAACTGGAAGGAGGTGAGACATAGTGAAGAGTAATGTGACAAAGTTCCGATTCGAGCAGCTTGCGGATTCAAACGTACATAAACTGTATATCTATGACAATGTGACGGCTTACGGAAACTTTAATTGGGAAACATGGAGCTACGAAGATTCTGAAACGAGTGCGAATTATTTCAGAGATCAGTTAATGAATATTCCGGAAGATGAAACAATAGAACTGCATGTGAATTCTAACGGAGGTTCAGTAAAAGAAGGCGTTGCTATCTATAACCTCTTAAAACAGCACAAGGCATACAAAGTGTGTTATGTGGACGGTTTCGCATATTCCATTGCAAGCGTTATCTGCCTGGCTTGTGATAAGATTATAATGGGGTTAGGGACCTCCATGCTGATTCATAACATGCTGATGGAGGTTTGTGGCAATGCGGCAGACTTGCGGAAATGCGCGGATGACTTGGATGTATTAATGGAGTCCAACCGCAAGATATACATGGAAAGGGCAAAGAACCTGACCGAAGAACAGCTTTCGGACATGATGGATAAGGAAACGTTTCTTACCCCGGAGCAGTGCCTGGAATACGGGTTCTGTGATGAAATCGGGATGCACCAGGCAGACCAGAACAAAATCAATCAGCAGTCAGCCATCGTAATTCAACAATTGCGGCAGCAGCTGGCAAACCAGCAGTCTTTCCGTGAGGAAATGAAACAATTTGTTCCAAAACCAAAGCAGCAGGAACCGGCCCCAGAGCCGGAACCACAAAATCCAGGCAATGAAAAGCTACTCACAATGATGGGGGCTTTTTTTAATGCATTCACAAATAAGAAAGGTGGAATAAAACAATGAAAAATGCAGATTTATTGAAACAGGAGAACATGCAGCTTATGCAGTCGCTGTCACAGGCATTGAAGGATAACAATGAGGATGCAATGGCAGAGGCATTCACACAGTTTGCAGATGGCGTCCAGGAACGCATCATGGAGGAATACGGAGAACTCAGGCAGACAAAGGATTCTGCGGTGCTGGCAGCCAGGGGCATCCGGCAGCTGACCAGTGAGGAGACGAAGTTCTACCAGGCATGGGCTGATGCAATGGATTCACCGAACCCAAAGCAGGCGCTCGTTGATATCCAGAAAGCAATGCCGGAGACAATTATTGATTCTGTAATTGAAGACATGCAAGAGGCGCATCCACTGTTGAGTGCGATTGATTTTATTAATTGCCAGGGAGCAATTAAGATGATCGTCAATGCGGATAACATTGAGCTTGCTACATGGGACGCGCTTACAACCGCCATTACGACAGAACTTGCAGGGAAAATTGACACAATGGACATGACGCTTGCAAAGTTAAGCGCATTTATCCCGGTAGCAAAAGACATGCGCGCACTTGGTCCGGTATGGCTGGATAATTACGTGCGCATTATATTGTCCGAGGCGTCAGCTGGCGGACTTGAGAAAGGGATCCTGAAGGGGACAGGGAAGAACCAGCCTATTGGCATGTGTAAAGACTTGGATGGGGCTGTCACTGCAGGGGTGTACAAGGACAAGACAAAAGTCGCACTAAAAAGTCTTGACCCCGTGGAGTATTGCGGAGTGGTAGCGCCACTGGCAAAGAAACCGCTCGGTGGCTACCGTGTCGTACCTGAGGTTATGCTGGTAGTGAACCCGGTGGACTATATCCAGAAAGTGCTACCATCATCCACGGTAAGGGGCGCAGACGGGAACTACAAGAACAATATTTTCCCATACCCCACAACACCGATCCAATCCGCAGTCCTGAGTGAGGGGGAGGCGATCCTTGGTATCGCCAAAAAGTATTTTATGGGCATCGGAGCTGGTTCTTCCGGAAAGATCGAATATTCCGATGAATACCAGTTCTTGGAGGATAACCGCGTATATCTAACCAAGATGTATGGCATGGGGAAAGCAAAAGACAACAATGCGTTCCAATACTTGGACATCAGCGGTCTGAATCCAGTATCCCTGAAGGTTGAAATTGTCAACACCGAGGATAATCCGGTAGTGACGAAAGAAAAAGCGTAAGGTATGACCTATGGATGAATTACTGAAGGATGTGAAAAATTATCTGGATATCACCTATGTTGATGAAGAAACTGACAAGAAAATCACCGGGATCATTGAAAGAGGTAAAAAGTATCTAGATAACATTGCGGGGGAGCAGCAGGAATATGGGGCGGAGAACACCGCCCGGCAGCTGCTGTTTGATTATTGCAGGTATGTCAATAATGGTGTCTTTGAGCTATTCGAAGAGAACTTTAAATCTGAGTTGATCATGCTTAGGATAGGGGTGGATGCACATGATTACGCCGAACGGCAAGGGTATGTTTCAGATATTTAACGATGGGATCTGTACCATACACTGCATTGACGATGATGGAAATGCGGGGGACGTGGTGGCAAAAGTGCGATTTCAAAAAAGAACCATCGGCGTGACGCGCTTCTACGAGGCCATGACGGCGAAAGTACAGCTTGACAAGCTGATACGGATCCCTTTGCAACCCTGGCTTACGACGGAATATTTTATTGTGATCGGGGCTGAAGTTTATGAAATAAAGCAGGCGCAGGAAATCATGGACACGATGCCAAAGGCAAGCGACGTTTCGCTGAAGCTGACCCGGCAAAGGAGGGTTTCCGATGCCGCAGTTTGACATTCATGGTTTGGATGAACTAATAGCCCGATTAGACCGGATGGGAAGGTTTGACGAAATCGCTCCTAAAATGCTTGAAGAAAGCGTTGAAATCTTACAGGAAGAGGTAACAGAGCAGGCATCCGGGCATAAAGACACCGGTGAAATGGTGGAATCAATAAAACCTACAGGGGCTACAAGGTCCGCTACCGGGTCTTATTATATTTGCACGCGCCCGACTGGGAAAGATTCCAAAGGCGTCAGGAACATGGAAAAGATGGCGTGGCTGGAATACGGCGTCAAAGGCCGGCCGGCAACCCCGATATTAACCACGGCGGTACTAAATGCCGCGCCAATGGTCAGGGCAAAAATGATGGAAGTTTTTAAACGGGAGGTGGGAGGTTGACCGCGGACGCATTATTACAGCACACAATCGAAGGCGCCGGCTTGCCGGTAAAATGGAACGAGTACAAAGGAAAGAAACCAGAGTACATAGTTCTAAACGATGAAGATGAAAGAAGGGTAGATTATGCGGATAACAGACCGCAAAGCAAACTCTTCCGCTGGCAGGTCCATATATTTACGCCTGACACGTCGGACTATCGGAAAATAAAAAATGAAGTGCAGGAACTGCTCCTGTCAAAAGATTTTACAATCAAATACACGAAAATTTTATATGAAAAAGAAACCGAAACCATGCACGTGATAATCTCGTGCAGCATTGTGGAAATCATGGAGGATTAAAAATTATGGCAAAAACAGGATTAGAGTATGTAGTATTAGGAGACTTAAACGAAGCTGACGGAACTTATTCAAATGGTTTTTACCTGGGACC